TGGGAGTTGATCCGCGAGAAGCAAAGAGAAATACGCTCACTCGAGAGCCAACTAGCGAGGACTGATCCAAATGAACTGGTTGAACCGATTGATACGAAGACTAAAGCACAAGGCGAGACTTGACTGGCGTCATGTACCGCCGCCGAACTGGGCGTGTTCACGCCGACGCACGGGAGGGTTTTACTGGTGAACATGGAGTACTCACAAGACCGGCTGCGAGCGCAGATTCGGAAGCTGGAAGACAAGATGGATCGGATGAGCGAGGAGTTTGAGATACGCCAGCGCGAGGCGCTGGTGGGTGAGATTGTGGTGTGCGTGGTGATGTTTTTTATTGGGATGCTGTGCGGGTGGGTGATTGCGACATGAAGTACTACTGCTCGCACTGCGAGTCGGTGATGGAGCGGGACTCAAAAAAGGTTTGGATGAATTCATTTTGTAGTGACACTGGCAAGACGGTACGAATCTATAGGAGAACTAGACATGCAAATCGACAGAGAAAGCCCGCCGGGGGCGTGGCAGCGGGAGTGGGACGCAAGGAGTCACACTGAAACGGAGTACCGCCAGGAGATACGGGAGATGCGCGAGCGGATATGGTACTACCTCAAGCGAATTGCGGAGCTGGAGCAGGAAGTGAAGGAGTTACGCGCCAAAGATGCAAGATGGGTGCAGGAGCCATGACCCGCGACGACATCATCCGAATGGCGCGGGAGGCTAGTAGCGAGCATGATTATGACTTCCCAAACATTTTTGCGCTTGAACGCTTCGCCGCCCTTGTTGGCGCAGCCGAGCGCGAGGCGTGTGCGGAGGTGTGTGAGGATATTCCGGTGCCGCAAGACCCAACAGAATTGACGCATATTCCAACACTTGAGCGATGCGCTGCCGCCATCCGTGCGAGAGGAGAAAGCAAATGACATCTGTGCATCAGAAAAAAGAACTAGGCCGTTGGCTACTGCCGGGGGCGGAGGGTGTCCAACAGTTTGGAGTAACCCGTAAACCCCACGCATTCCACCGTGCCATGATGCGACTATGCTTCGGCTGGCAGTGGATGGACAAGGAACTGACTTGCGACTACTGCAACCTCTACCCACGGCTACGCAAGAAAACACACTGCGCAGAGTGCGCCCGTTCGCTTGAAGGCGGCGAGTTATATAACGTGATCAAACTTGCCGAGAAAGCCGGGATCGTGTTTGGAATTAACAGCACGGAAATCACAGTGCAGAAATTGGAGAAGTTTTTCGCTCTCGCACAGGGGATCAAGAAGACATGAGCGGCCATAAACGACCGCTTAATCGGACAGGCGTTCATGTATTTCACGCGCAGGAGGAAGCATGATTGATCCGATGTCGAGGGGCGGCGTTCGTCGGTATCTGGATACCGTCAAGCCGGAAGAGTACTTGCCGAACACGGGCGAGGTGAACCTACGGGAGATGACGCTGACCGGGCTGTGCGATCTATACGGCAGCGACAAGGGCACGATCAAGCACCGATACACTGATGTGTACGAGCGCCTCATCGACCGGCTGATTCGCGCAGAGGATCTTCCTCGAGCGGACTGCGACTTTATGATTGCTGAAGCGGGGATTGCATGCGGCGCGAGCCTGCGGGCATTCGCGAATTACCTTCCAGGCTCTACGATCTACGGCTACGACATCCGCCCGGAGTGCGCGGGGTTATGCGAGAACTTGCATAACGTGAACATTGTGATTGACGACCCAGCGAAGATGGAAGCGCCGGACTTTTGCTTTGACATTTTCATTGACGATGCTTCGCACATTTCGGAGCAGATCGTTGCGATGTTTGAGAACTGCTGGGACTGGGTGAGACCCGGCGGGTACTACGTAATTGAGGATCTGCGGTGTACCTATAATAAGGCGTACACTGAGCAGTTCCGCAGCCACTTTGATCCGAACGCGGTGAACGACCGGCGCAGTATCTTGGATTTGATGGATACTTTGATGCGCGTAGTTGATGCACGAGGTCCGGTCAAAGAGTTGAGTTACTACCCCCAGATGCTAGTCATAAGGAAGGATACGAAATGAGCGAGTTTGATTACATGGAGAAGCCTCAAGTGGTGGAAAACCCGGAGGAGGTTTGGTGCAAGATCGGGCCAACCGGGGAGCTGGATGTTTTCAACTGGGAGTTTGTTGAAAAGATGGCTGCTGCATACGATCTGTCTGGTGCGTTAGCACCGAAGACCAACCCGCAGATCATCTGCAAGCTGGCCGTTCTGATTCGCAAGCAGACCCTGCAACTGGCAGCGGAATCGATGCTAAAGTACAAGGATCAGTCGGCGACTTCATCTGTGATTATCATTAAAGAAATGCTGGAGGAAGAGGCGTGAATCGTTTTGTATTCTTTCACGTTGGCGCTGACATCACATTCCCGACGAAGATGGTGAAGTCACTGAAGGAAGTGATGCCGGATTCGCAGGTCACGATGTGCACCGATGATGCGACTCCGCAGGTACCTGGCGTAGACGATTACAAGTACTCGCAGGGTAACTACGAGCAGATCATGTACTGGCGAACGAAGGCATTTGCAGAGGCAAGGATCACGCAGCCGGCCGCGTACATTGACACGGACATGCTGTTCGTACTTCCGTTCTCCCCGGCTGCGGTATTGGGCGAGCGCGAAGTTATGTTTTGTCGTCGCTCGTTTGATCGCGATGCGGGGTTCAACGGGGAGCAGCGGGACGGTGCATTCAAAAAGTACCACGGCATTCCGCTTGGTACGCTGTACCCGTACCTTGGGTGTATGACGATGACCAGTAACTATCATGCGTGGAAGTGCATGGCGATTCTGATGGGGTTCATGGACGAGCCGCTACGCAAGTGGTATGGCGATCAAGAGGCGCTGAAGGTGTACTCGCACATGCTACTGCCGGAGCTGGTTGGCGAGATCGAGGAGAGCGAGTACGCCTGCCTGCCCGACAGGCGATTACCCAATCAAGTACCGAAGGTGCTGCACTACAAGGGGCCGGCGCGTAAAGAGGCTTTCTTAAATGCTTAAAGTATTTGTTGGATACGACAGTCGCGAAGATGCTGCGTATCAAGTATGTGAAAAGTCTTTGCAGACGACGGCTTCGATTCCTTTAGAAATCGTTCCGATAAAGCAGTACGAGCTGCGCAAGCAGGGTGTCTATTGGCGTGGATTCGATGCGAAGGCGTCTACTGAGTTCAGCATTACGCGGTTTCTTACTCCATACCTCGCGGGGTATACCGGCTGGGCCTTGTTTTGCGACTGCGATTTTCTGTTCCGGCGGGACATCGCGGGACTGCTTGACTACGCCGACCGGACAAAAGCGTGCTTCGTTGTACCGCACGATTACCGGCCGACCGAAACGGTCAAAATGGATCATCGACCGCAGCATCTTTACCCTCGCAAGAACTGGAGTTCATTCATGTTCATCAACTGTGAGCATGAACAAGTTAAGCAACTAACGCCAGAGATTGTGAATGTTGCGACACCGAGTTATCTTCACAGGTTTGAATGGCTCACTGATGATGTCATTGGTTACCTTCCGGTGACGTACAACTATCTTGAGGGTTGGTACAAACCGTCTGACGAACCGGATCCCATAGCGGTTCACTTCACGAGGGGCGGTCCTTGGTTTAAGGACTGGTGCGACGTTGAATACGGCCGCGAATGGATGGCCGTGGCATCGATGACATGACAAAGCATCAAAAGACTATCAAGCAGATTGAAGCCAAGTTCCAGGCGGGCAAGCTGGATGAGGCTATGGATCTGTGCAACCTTGCGATCTCTCTCGCTCCGAAAGATCCGATTGCATACCGTGCGAAGGCGCGTCTTTTCCAGATAAAGGGTAACTACCCGGAGGCGGAGAAGTACTACTGCGCAGCCATGAAGAGGATGAATCCCGAGGTTGATGACCTTGTGAATCTTGGGATCAGCCTGTCTTCTCAGCAAAAGTACGACGAAGCGATTGTTCAGTTTGATCGTGTGCTCGAGATGAACCCGAAGTATTTGCACGCAGTGATTCAGCGTGGCGCTTCGCACTGGGAGATGCACCGGTACGACAAGGCGATGGAGGACTTTCGTTTAGCAAATGAAATTGCACCGGACGATGCCAATGCAAACTGGATCTTGGGTCTGCTGTCGCTACAGATGAACGACTTCAATACGGGCTGGCCGTTGTATGAAAAACGCTGGCAGAGCGAGAGGTTCAAGAGTCGTAAGCTGGTCACTCAGAAACCGCAGTGGACTACGAGCAGCAATGCGAATTCTGCGCTGGTCTGGGGTGAGCAGGGCATTGGGGATCAGATCATTTACGGATCGTTGCTCCCGGCCATTCGCAAGAAGGCGGGTTACGTGACGGCGATGGTAGATCCCAGGCTGGTGCCGATCTTCAAGCGGTCGATGCCGGACATCAACTTCATGTCGAACTTGGATCAAGTCCAGGCTGCGTTACATGAAACGCAGATTCCGTTCGCCAGCATTGGCGGAACATTTATTCAAGAGCCGGACGACATTGAGGTTCACGCAGCCCGGCGGTACCTGAAGGCTGACCCCGAACTGGTTGAGAAGTACCGCCAAGAACTCGGGCTTGACCCGAACAAGTTGACGGTGGGGATGTCGTGGATCAGCAGCGCCATCAAGATTGGGCCGCACAAGAGCGTCAATCTTGAGCAGCTGATGCCTATTTTGAAGGGCGACTACAACATCTTAAACCTGCAATACGGCAGCGATAAGCGGGCCATTGACGAGTTCAACCGCAAGCATGGCACGAACATCGTGACAAGCTCTGTGAACCTCTGGAGCGATTTTGAGGGGCTTGCTGCGATCTGTATGCAATGTGATGTGGTGGTATCGATCAGCAGTTCCACCGTTCATCTGGCCGGTGCTCTGGGTGTACCGGTTCTTTTGATGGATGCAAACAAGTTGTGGTACTGGGGCAACACCCGCAATGGTCGCAGCCTGTGGTACCCAAGCGTTCAGGTTTTCCCCAGAGCGAGTATGGTTTCGCCGTGGGATAATGTGATTGAAAGCGTTAAGAGTGCATTAGAAACTGGGAGTTTTAAAAATGGAGGTTAATGAGGATGCCATCAAACAGTACCTCGCCGCTATCGGCAAGCGAGGTGGAAGCTCTGCTAGCGGAGATAAAAAGCGCAGACCGCGAGAGCACTACCAGCGAATGGCAAAGCTCAGCCACGCCAAGCGAAAGAAGCGATCCCGTAAATCCAAGTCACTACAAGAAGGGTGACATCGAGTGCATCGATGCCATCAAGGCGATGCTGACACCCGATGAGTGGAGGGGGTTTCTGAAGGGGACGGCAGTGGCGTATCTCTGGAGGCTCGGGCACAAGGATGCCATCGAGCAGGATGCCAAGAAGACGCTGTGGTATGTCTCTTGGCTTGCGAACAAGGACCCGAGGGGATAAGATCCCCCCGTGCTATCTCATGTTATCTCCTGTTAGTTGTGAGACTTGCCCCGGCTTCGTGCCGGGGCTTTTTTATCTGAGCCTTGCGCGATAGACCCGGCGATCCCGGCCCGGTCCGCCCTTGACCACTTCTTCCAGCAGGTCTCCGGACTCGACAAGGGTTTGCAGGATTTCGTTTCGGTCTCGCGCCTTCATCCCTTGGCAGACCTTGGTGATTTGCGTGGTGCTCATGCCGGCATCGCCAGACTTGCGAATGATGTTGAGCACCTTCTTGTGCGAGGCTTCGATTTCGTTCTCTGAGATTTCCTTAACGATCAGATCCGAGGTGTAGTTGAACGACCAGCGAGTCAGATCGTTGGCCATCTTGAAGATGTCGAGCGTCAAGATGGGGCTGACCGGATCTCGAGCGATGGCCTCGATCATTCCGATCTTCACGGTGATCTCGGTGTAGCGAACCCACAAGGCATCGTCCTTGCGTGCTTGGTTGATTTGCCACTCGCGCATCTTGCTGTACTCAGCGAAGGCTTCCTCTTCCCACTCGACGACAATCGGAACGACTGCCGAATTGGGAATGCCTTGGATGTTGGTCATGTTCCCGATGCCTGAGGGGATGATCTGTGCCGAGTGCTGGATATCTTCGATGACATCCTGCGGCACCTCTGTGACTTCTGGGATCTGAGCATCCGGGTAATCATCGAACGGCGGCACGAGAAGTATTCGGCTGAGCGTTCCGTTATCCACCATGTCGTGGTTCAGCGCGGGGATCAGCGTCCTCGGAGTTGTGGTTCCGAAGAAGTTGAAGTTTGGCTGATTGATGTCGAGACGCTGCCGGTCTTTGGAGTCTGCGTACTCCTGCCCGTGGTACACGCCGCTGCTGGAGGAGTACACCTCGAGCAGAGTCTTGATGATATCGCGCTGGTGCGAGGCTGCGTTCTTTGACGTCAGCGTTTGCAGGTACAGCCCCATCTCATCGAGATGCGATATGCGGGACGGGTAGTCGTGAAGCGTCCGCAGAATTGCAACGCCTGAGCTGAACCGGTCGCCGCAGATCAGTTGCCCAAGCCCGCACTTCGCCATCAGTTCTTTGATGCGCTGGCGCGAATGATCCTTGCCTGCGCCTGGCTTTGCGACTGCGATTGAGAAAAGGTTGCAGCGCGTATTCAGGCGAGCCATTGCGTAGCGCCGCCCGAAGAGTGCGCCGAACATGCACAGCGTGTTCATCAACGCGAACGTCGGCTGCGGTTGTTGGGCGGTGGAGTTGATCCAGCGGGTAACGCGCCCGACCAGCGACGGGCTTTGGAACCACTCCTGCGGGAAGTTCTCTCGAGTGCTTCGGGTAACCTTTTTTACCATCTTATCTAGCCCGGTGAGATCGACCTTTGGCGTCTTCATCGGGTTGAGATCAATGTGCGGGGGCGGTACCCAGCCGCTTTGCTGGGCCAAGAAATAGAGCGTGCCGGCACCGATCTTTGTGGGCGGCGACTTGCTGTAGTGATCCCACCGCTGGCGGGTTTCGATTTGGTTGTACTTGCCAGAGGACTGCGACCACTGATCGAAGATGGTGAATCCCTTTGCTTCGGTGGCGCAGTAGATGGCCATGCCGATTCTGTTCCAGTCATCCCAAGAAAGGTCTGGGTTTTGAACGTAGCGAAGAGCGTCCTCGACCGCAGCAAAGGTGCCGACGAGTCCGTCTTGCGAAGCCTTGACATCCTTGTCTGGGATGACAGTGCGCAGTACCTTCTTGCGAAGGTTGGGCGGCAGTACTTTGTACGCTTCCTCGCAAGCGTGCAGGACTTGCTCTCTGGTTACGAGGGGCAGCGAACTGACGGGCGTCTCATGCGGGGGGCTGACCGGCCAGCGATACGGCTCACAAGTCTCGGGGTGTATTGCATAAGCCACGAACTGCTGGCCAGCGCCCAGCACTTCGATGGGGTGCATGGAGATCTTGCTAAACGGTTCGTTGGTTCTGTACAGGTACAAAGCCTTGGGCGCTTTACCGATACGGATCATGTCCGTCTGCCCAAGAATATTTGAGAACACCTGGCCCACTTGTACGGCAACATCCTGCTCGAGGATATCGATGTCGATAGCGACGACCTCGCCGGCTAGGATTCCGATACCGCAGCCCGGCCATGTAGACCAGATGTCGATGTGCGCAAGTTGCGCATCGATATCGTTCCAGCGCGACAGTTCCCCCCACTTGCCACCGTCCCACCGACCTGGACGCTTTGTGCCCGGCATGATGGGGATTACGCGATAGCCGGCATCTTTCAGCTTCGCGCCAAATTTGTGCATGAAGTTGTCAGACATTTTGAACTTGAACCTCCACCCTATCTTCCCCGTACTTTTTCGAGGCAATGATTTCTGCAACGGCTGCATCGTCATGGAAGACGATGCCGTTCAATCCATCCAGTATTGCCTTGATGATGTTGTCGAGATCAGGGCGTGATGTGTGATATCCCGTTTTCGTTTTGTGCGAAAAGTACGCCGTGATCGTGACCCTTACTGGCCCTTCTAACATGGACTTGCCGAACATGGCAACTTGCCCAAGAGTCTTGACTTCTTGCTCGTACATCTTGGTCTTGAACGGAGTGTACGTCACGGTCTTCCCCGACCGGCTGCGACCGAATCTTGGGCGGGCTTTCCCTACGGGCTTTCCGTAAATAACCAGGTCGATCATTTGACACCCAAAAACTTGTGTATACGCTCGCGGGTCCGGGCGCTGGGAACTTCCTCACCCTTGGCATACTTGGCTAATGTGTTGCGACTCATTCGCATCTTCTTCGCTCCGTCACGGATGGTGAGTCCGTTCTTGAGCAGTGCAAGCATCAGCCTTTTGTGATAGGGATCTGACGCGCTTGCCTCAGTGCTTGCGACTTCGCCCTTTGTTTTCTGGCTGATGATGCGCACAGCCTTGGGCGATGGGGATCTTGACCCGCTGATCCACTTTGTGACGGTTGACCTGTCAACCCCGCACATAGCAGCGAACTGCTGATGCGTCAAGTCATTATCGCGTATGTACCTCAAGAACTCATTCATCGGGTAGCTCCATGCTGTATTGAGGGTGACATCATGCCACCACTTGCATTCCGTCACAAGGGGGTGTACGCTCTCTATGTCGGCATTAACGACAAACCAAGGAAACCTGAAATGAAAACTGAAATTGAAATTGCAGAAGAGTTGTTTACAGCAAAGATCGAAGAGAAGAAGGCTACCGAAAAGCGAGTAGCCCTCGAGGAAGAGTTGATCGCTCTTCTCGGTTCAAGAGAGGAAGGTTCCCAGACCCATCAGGTCGGGGCTTTCAAGATCACCATCACTGGCAAGCTCAACCGCAAGATTGATTGGGACATCTTCGATGCAAAGATTGCAACGAAGATTCCCGAGAGTCTGCATCCTGTGAAGATGAAGCGCGAGCTTGACGATGCTGGGGTCAAGTACCTTTCCAACAACGAGCCGCAGTTCTACAAGATCCTCTCTGCTGCACTCACCGTCAAACCCGCCAAGACCGCAGTAACCATTGTCCAAGGAGTTTAATGAGATGGCGATATCACTGAGTAGTTTGAGGAAGACAGGCGTTGCCCGTCCGCCACGCATCGTGGTGTACGGCACGCACGGCATCGGCAAGTCCACGTTCGCGGCGCAAGCCCCGAAGCCGGTGTTCATCCAGACCGAAGAGGGCTTGGATGCAATCAACGTGGATGCGTTCCCGCGATGTCAGAAGTTTGAAGACATCATGGAGTGCATCAGCGCCCTGGCGTCGGAGTCGCATGAGTTTGGCACCGTGGTGCTTGACTCTGCGGACTGGGCCGAGCAGTTGATCCACAAGAAGGTTGCCGAAGATAACAACGTCAAGACCATCGACGCCATCGGCTACGGTCGCGGCTACAAGGCTGCGTCGGATTACTGGCGGCAGATTCTTGATGCGTTTGATTACTTGCGCAACGAGCAGGGGATGCAGGTGATCGTACTCGCTCACACGCAAGTGAAGCGTTTCGATGACCCACTCGCTGACCCGTATGACCGCTATCAGTTGGACCTGCATCACGGCAGTTCCAGCCTGATCTCGGAGTGGTGCGACATTCTGATGTTTGCGAACCAGCAGTACTCGACTGTCAAGAGTGATGTGGGTTTCAACCAGAAGATCACTCGCGCTGTGGGTAACGGTAACCGGGTGCTGTACACCCAAGAGCGTCCGGGTTGGCAGGCGAAGTCTCGCTGGCCGCTGCCCGACATGCTCCCGCTTGAGTATCAAAAGTTTGCCGATGCACTGGGCACGGCAATGAACAACGTCACTGGAGGTTAATTAAAATGGCTAAGGTAAGTTTCAACGTAGCAGACGCAGGCGATCTCACTCAGAACACCCGCGAGATTCTGCCAGCTGGGGACTACACGATGCAGGTCGTGCAGTCGGATCTTCGCGACACGAAGGCAGGCGACGGCCAGTACATCTGGCTGGAGTTTGAGGTGATGGGCCCGAAGTACGCGGGCAGTCGATTCTGGGAGCGTCTCAATCTCTTCAACAAGAGCGAGGCGACTGTCAAGATCGCGAAGAAGACCTTGGGCAACATCTGCAACGCGGTTGGCCTGTCCGTGTTTGAGGACACCGAGCAGTTGCATTTCAAGCCGATGAAGGTCACTATTACCCACAAGGAGAACAAGATGGGTGGTCTGGACGCACGCGCTGCGTACTACCCCTTGAGCGGGACCGCTCCCGCAGCCGCTGCTCCTCAGGCTGCTCCTGTTGCCACTGCCTCGGCCGCTGCGCCGAAGCCGTGGGAACGTCACAAGAAGTAACACAAAGAGGCGCGGCATCCGGATAGCAACTCCCCCGTTGCTAAATTGCCACCCACCTGCCGGATGTCGCGCCTCCCCTTGGAGGAGAAATGGTCAAGATTCCAGACACTGAAGATCTCACGTTGCGCGCTGTAGACGCTGCGATGGAATCTTTGCAAGAAAATAGTCCACGCGGATACCTTGGTGCATCTGCTGTGGGAGACCCTTGTGAGCGGAAGTTATGGTTTAACTTTCGCTGGGTCAGGCGAGGCTTTATCGAAGCCGGTGGGCTGCGACGAATCAATGATGGACATCGGGGCGAACAGGTAGTCGCAGACATGCTTCGCCTTGTGCCTGGCGTTAATCTTTCCACGGAAAAGGAACCCGGTGCCCAGCATTCTTTTGAGGCAATCGGCGGGCACTTTCGCGGCAACTGCGACGGGCTTATCGATGGTCTCTTGCAAGACCCGGACGAACTCTACGTTTGGGAATGCAAGGTCATCAACGAGAACAAGTTTAAGAAGTTGCAGAAGTTGCGCTTCACGGATGAATCCACCGCGCTGAAGAACTGGGACTACGTGTACTACGCGCAGGCTCAGATCTACATGCATTTCTTTGGGACGAAGAAGCACTACCTTACCGCAGCCTCACCCGGCGTTCGCGATCTGATGAGTGTGTGTACGTTGTACGTACAAGAAGAGGCGGAGATGTTTGTCGAGAAGGCGAAACGCGTCATCTTCGCTCCGAAGCCTCCGGGCAAACTGTCGAACGACCCGGCATGGCACGAGTGCAAGTACTGCACCTTTAGTCAGATGTGCCACGGCGACGATATGCCGAGACATAAATCGTGCAGGACCTGCTTGCACAGTACACCGCTTCCGACTGGCGGGTGGAAATGTGAGTGGCATAACAAGAGCTTGGATCTTGAAGTGCAGAAACGAGGCTGCGAACACCACTTGTTTGTTCCCGATCTGATACCGGGAGAGCAGATAAACTCTGGCCCTAACTGGGTTGAGTATCTGATGAGGGACGGATCGGTATGGACAGACACCGCAGCATAGATCCAGATGAAGTATCGGACGACGACGTTGAGTCAACGATGCTACTCACCGGAGAAGATTTGCTCATCATTTTGAAAGCACTAGATTTGTATGCATATAGCCTGATCATGTCGTTCTCTGACAGAGAGCTTGAACATGTGAAACATGTCGCAAAAGAAATTATTAAATCATTACCGAAACAGGAACTTGACTCGTGATTAAACTGCGCTACTACCAAGAGGAATCCATCGAAGCCACCATGCGCTACATGCAGGAGAATGATGGCAACCCCGTCATCGTCCTGCCGACTGGCACAGGGAAGAGCCTGGTGATTGCGGAGTTCTGCCGGTTGGTTCTCGGCCAGTGGGCAGATACGAAGATTCTGGTAGTGACGCACGTTCGCGAGTTGATCAGGCAGAACTACGATGAACTGAAGAGTCTCTGGCCAGAAGCCCCGGCCGGCATCAACTCCGCCGGGTTGAACAAGCGCGAGTACGAACCTTCGATTGTGTTTTGTGGGATTCAGTCGGTGCATTCAAAGGCATCGAAGTTCGTCAAGGTCGATATCGTTTTGATTGACGAAGCGCATCTAATTCCGCGCAAAGCCAACACGATGTATCAGAAGTTTCTGAACAACCTGAAGGTGATGAACCCGGACATGCGGGTGATTGGGTTAACTGCTACACCATATCGGCTGGACTCGGGGCTCCTGTACGACGGCAAGGATGCGCTGTTTGATTCGGTCTCGTACGAGGCTCCGCTTTCCGACATGGTGCGCGAGGGGTTCCTGACCAAGTTGGTATCGAAGCAACCCAAGACGCAGCTGGGGGTAAGCGGGGTTGGAATGCGAGGCGGCGAGTACATCCAAGGGGAACTCGAGAAAGCCGTTGACAAGGACGACATCAACGCTGCCGTGGTGGAGGAGATTCTGGAGTACGGAAAGGACCGGCGCTCGTGGCTGATCTTCTGCTCTGGCGTGAGTCACGCCACCCACATTGCTTCGCTGTTGGGAAAGCACAGCATCGACTGTGCGACCATCTTTGGGGACACCCCAAGGGTAGAGCGGGACGAGATCATCCGCGACTTTAAGGCCGGCAGGCTGCGGGCTATTGCATCCATGGGAGTTCTGACGACCGGGTTCAACGCCCCGAATGTGGACCTCCTTGCGGTGCTTAGACCTACCTGCTCAACCGGCTTGTACATACAGATCATGGGACGGGGGATGCGTAACTCGCCCGGCAAGACGGACTGCCTGGTGCTGGACTTTGCGGGCAACGTCGCCCGGCACGGGCCGGTGGATAAGGTCAATCCCAAGAAGCCCCGGCGTAGCGAAGAGGGCGGCGAGGCTCCGACCAAGACATGCCCAGAATGCCATAGCATCGTTTTTGCGGGCTCCATGGAGTGTCCCGACTGTGGATATGTCTGGCCCCCTAGAGAGCCTGAGATCGCCTCTACGGCGACGACGTTGCCCATTATGAGCGTGGACGCTCCGGCCGAGTGGAAGAAGGTCAATGCGGTCTTCTATCGCCGGCACAATAAGCCGGGCAAGCCGGACTCAATGCGCGTGGAATATCGATCCGGAATGGAAGTTTTTCGGGAGTGGGTCTGCTTCGACCACAAGGGATACCCCAAAGACAAGGCAGTCAAGTGGTGGCGCAAGCGCATGAAGGGACCCGGCATCCTGCCGGCCTCGACCGCAGACGCCCTTGGTAATGCAGACGCATTACTCAAACCCACCGAGATCAAGGTTCAGAAGAATGGCCAGTACACGGAGATTACGGAGTTTCGGTTTGTGTCCGATGTGTCATCGGGAAGCGAGGGGGTTCATGTACTCCCCGCCGCCGGGGGAAACCCGACCGACCGCCAGGTTCTGCTCACTAAAGTGCGTGGATGATTACATGATCGACAAGTCACCAAACGAACAGGCCGCTATCAACGATGCCGCCGCTGCCGGTGGTTACTTCATCGAGGCTATCGGGGTGTACAACTTCCTCGAGTTCACGCCTACTCAATACGATGAGTTAATTGAAGCGATCATCACAGCGTACGTGGATTCGCTTCAGACTCAGAAGGCTGAGTCCGAGGGGGTTCGTTTCCCCTAACGAACCCTTCCCCTTTGCAACGCTCTTCGTTGAACTTGACTTCCATGAAGCCGGAGTATTTTCCGTTTGAGCACCACCCCTCGTCCTCGTAAGTCTTGATGAAGTGCTTGCACTGCGGGCAGCGGTTCATACTTCCTTGCCCCGGAACCATGCTTTGCCGTGCTCCACAACGCACAGCTCAGGCTGAAGCATCTTGCCGTCCTTGAAGGTAATGACGGCAAACCCCGCCGCCCAGTTGACGGGCCCGGCTTCGGCGTAGTTGAACTGCGGGCCGTATGGGTCCGCAAGGGTGCCCGTATCTACACCGTATCTACGTCCACGGTAATCCGCCCATGGCGTTACCTGAAGCTTGTGAAGGTGCCCGTGCACGTAAGAGACGCCAGCCTTTAGGGTGCTGTTGTAAGAGGCGTGTATCCCACCGGATACAGGGCGGTGACGGATCGTAAGCCACCCGTCTTCTCCCCTATTCAGGTGCAAGCACCAGCCCGCTCGCCATCGAGGCAGATAGTCAAGCAGGGTAGTTCCGGTCATTTCTTCAAACTCGCCAATCCGGCCAGACAGGTAGTTCTCAAAGCGAGCATCGTGATTGCCAATCGTCCTGATGAGCTTCGCATTACCCGCAGCACGCTCAATCTCCGCGCACCGGTCTTGCACGGCATGGATCTCTTCTTTCAGTTCAGGCTGCTTTTCCCACATGATCCGGGCATGCCGGCTGATGCGGGCACCGTCCAAGATGTCGCCATTCAGCACGATCATTTTTGGACTAAGTTTCTTGGCTAATCTGCAGAACGCTTCATGCGCTGGGCTCACGATGCCGGGCCAGTAGTGCGCATCCGAGGCAATCATTACTACGCCGTCTTCCAGCGTATCGAGCATCTCTGACTCGTAGCGCCTGGCTCTGTCCTCGGCAGTCTTGGACGCTCTGTTTCCCTTCAAAGTTTTATCACTTTGAGAGTTGTTCTTGTTAACTGTGGGAAGCGCAATCCCGTATTTGATTTCAAGATTGCGGCGCCGAGACATCATCGACCTTTGAGATAAGCCTAGTTCTTTTGCTATTTCATTAGGCTTTTTAAGTCTGATCCAAGTTGATATGAACTCTTCGTCAGATATTCTCTTTGGCACGATCCACCTTTATTCCAAGTTCTTTACGGCGCTTGTCGGTGGCCTTGTCATCTCGGGTGGCTCTCCACTCCAAGTGCCCATCGACCATCCGGAACTCTTCCTTGTGAACCAAAGCGCAGTCGCAACACTCCGTGTGCGTATACCCACGGACGCGATACCACTTGCCGTCCTCAATCTGGACAGGAGTGTACTTGTCCTTCTTTTTCATGGACTTGACTCTACCTGCTTGCGTACTTCCTTAGCAAGAGTTCTTCAGCAAGAGTATATCCACCACGAGCCTTTTTGATCCTTTGAGCTTCCATTTGATGAAGCTTTTCGGCGTAGGCACTGGACTCTTTTGGGGTGCTAAAGACACCAAGATGTTTCCCGGTTTTTAAGTAATGGTCGATGGCTTCTTTATCCGAAACCACACGCCCGTTAACTACCGTTGGTATCAGGACTTCCTTTCCATTGATGTTAACGCCCATGGATCTTACGGTGCTGTAAGTTCCATCCGCGTTACGAACTGCTGGCAATTTTGAGACATCAATGTTGCCGGGTTCAACCAAGCCGCCCTGAGCCTTTCCCTCGGGAAACTTAACTCCCAGTTCCTCCAAAACCCGTAGTTCATCACGACTTAATGACTTCTTTATTGCATCAGTCATGAAGGCATCAGGTTTTTCCTGCATAGCATCCTGACGCGCCTTGGTGTTTGTCTCGGACAGAAGCTTCTTCAGGATCAAACGCTTTTGATGATTGGTCATCTGAGCGTACTGCGGGTCCTGCACAAACTTAGAGATCACCTCGTTGATGATCGGAGCCGACTTCGATGCAATCAATCGATCCGCAGCCGGGTCGCCCGTACGCTTGAAGATTTCAAACTCTTTGATCTGAAGCCGGTCCATTTCTTTCTCGGCTTCGTTCTTTGGCGAGATCTGGGTCACACCCGTAACCTGGCGCATACCCGGAGCTTCACGCACCCGAGGCTGCGGGTTTGTATACGAGAACGACTCTGGTAGTTCACGACCAGCAACCGGAAGCTTGGATGTAATCGGACCCGTTAGCGGCTCCTCGGTAACCCGGCGAACCTTAGCTTCTTCTGGCTCGAACTCCGCCATGACATCGCGGATCTGCTGGAACGGAATGAAGAATGTACCGGCGTACTCACCAGCCATCTTCGCCAAGAAGTCTTCGGCTTTCTTTGCACCAACCTCCGGGTCTTCTCGCAACGTGCCAAGCAAGCCGTCAACCAACTGCAAGCCGGTCTTATCAGATCCGATGCCAGCAACAGCCTCGGTAATATCCGCACCCTTCAGATCGTACAGCGTGCCATCAAGGTTTCGCTTGATGACATCCCCAACAAACAGATACGCAGAGAACGGAGCATACGGGCGCATGTCGATGGTCTTGCCATCCTCGCCCTTTAGCTCGTACCACTTCTCGCCTGCGTACTCAGAGTCTCGCAGCGCATAAGCGCCATACAAAAGACCGGAGCCAGCGAGTGATTTAGACAGCAGCTTGGTATCACCGCCTTTAAGTGCAGCGCGTTCGTTCTTGCTGAGCAAATGCAGCGGACCGAGCGGACTGTACTCCGTCATGAACCGCATCGAGTTAACCAAGAATCGCGGGAACGGAATGGCTACCGTTGCAAGCGGAAGGTTATCAATTGCAGTGACGACAGCCTGCTCGGCTTTAGTCTTCGGTGCATTGGAGAAAGTAAACTCCATCGCATCCGCAACGCCGCGCTGCACGATGTCCTCGGGAATATCACCCATGCGACCCGACTTCATCACTTCGTGGAAGTCGAGTCCGCGAGCCTTCATGCCACGCTCAACCGAATCCGCAAAGACGGCGCTACGCATCACGCTATCTTGGAATCGGTTGAAGATGTTGAGCGCATACACGCCCTTCTCGGCTGCGCCTAGGATGTCGCTTCCTTTTCCGCCGAGTGCAACGCCAGCGTTGTACTGGCGGAACATCTCATCGTATTCCTTGGGGCGAACTTCCAAGATTTGCTTGGTGAGATCGTACGACTGCTTCGGATTCAAAAGACTGAGAACCTGACCGAAGGCATCACCCGCTGTCGTCAGCGGCATCTCCGGGTTAACCCGACCCGTAGCCTTCTGGATTCCAAAGTCAATCAGCTTCGTACCGGTATCAAGTATGGATCGCCCCACGCCAACGGTTGCGTTACGCACCGCTGTTGAAAGCTGGGACACCATCAATCCACGACGCATATCTTCTATGCGTCTGAAGATCCCGCGATCATCAATGATTCCACCCGCAGCCTGAGTGTTGATGCCATCGACCGCATCTTCTGCTTCGCGCGTGAACTTTCTAAAGTCACTCAGAATCTGCAACGTACGACCGGCCTGCGAGACTTCCTGAACGTAAGACTGCGAGAACTCTTCTGGCGTCAGGTTGTTCTTCTTCAAGATGTCTACATAGACATCGGGTCTCAAGCGACCTGACTGAAGAAGATTGGCAACCTGCAAGAACGGCGGGATGCTGGGGTCGATCTTGACCTCGCCAGTCTCCAGCAATTCCTTTGCTGCATTCGTGATGTTGCGCTGCGCAGCGACCGTGGGCGCTACGCGCTCGCCCGTCTTTACACCGGGGATGACGTTCTCGGGCAGATCACGCGCTGCAATACGCGCAGCTTCTAACTCTGGATCTGCCGACAGTTCAACCTCAGACTTAACAACTTGCGTGTTGACTTGATCTGCCGACTTCACAATCGGCAAGTCTTTAGCCTTAGGTTTGCGTCCGCGCTTTGGCTTACCGACAACTTCCGGCACTGTAGTTGGCGGAGCAGGTGGAGCCGGTGGTTCTGGCGTAACCGCAGGCGGAACATCAGGCGCGCGCTTAGCGCGACCAACCAAAGTCTTTGCAGCAACGGCTCCGGGGATGACTACCTCGGGACCGAGAACATCTTGTGCAATCGTGCCGGCAACTTCGGAGCCGGTGACTTTTTTGACGCCCTTACCAATTAGTTCAGACGGAACAGACAGGACTTCCGCAGCAGGGCGGATAGTTTCCATACCGAGCTTGCCCATCTGGGTGCGCGGTTCGTACGTCATCTTCTGCTGCGTTTCGCGAATAGCCTTCGCAGCTTCAGGGTCAGACTCGCCCGTTGCTAATCCATAAAGACCGCGAGCATACGACGGAAGCAAACTGGCTACGCCCGTTAGCATAGACAGCGCAGGCTCGGTCACGAGAGAAGTCAGACTGAGCGGAGCTGGCTCTTTGCGCGACGGAGCCGGAGCCGCTTCTGGCTCTGGCTTCGGAGCAATAGTCGGACGCGCAGGCGGAGCCGTTCGTTGCTCACGCATAAAGTCTACGCGCGCAGGCGGAGCAGAAACTTCTGGCTTCTTAAGCTCCGGCTTTGAAGCGCCGTACTTAGACTTCAGAACGTAGGCTTCTGCATCCGCTTGGGTTGCCCCTTCGGGTGCAGGAACATTCCATTTCTTTCCGTCCGGACCGATGACCGTAAAAGTTGGCATCGTAATCCTCGTTACTGGCCTGCTTGACGTTGAATCAGAATGTCGAGAATGCTTGTGTTTCTCTTCTGCTGATCTTCATACATCTGAAGTTCGCGGAGTTCTTCAGGTGTCGCCGTTCCTTTATCTCGCTTGATTGCGATCTGTGCCATGCGCGTAATCAGCGCAGGTTTAGGAGGGGCAGGCGGAGTACGCCCTGGATATTTTAACTCCATGAATTTTTGATAGGCTTGCTCTGGAGAAAGATTTGGGAATCGAGCCATTGCATCCCTTTTATTTCTTTCTTCCACAGGATCTTTTGGTTTTCTCATAGCGACAAGTCTTCGAAGCTCAAGAACTCGCTTTCTGTAATCCGCCAGCGATTCCGCAGCTTGACGTTTCTCTTCACTTGCTGACTTGCGCATCAAGATATCAACAGCAAGCTCTTGAGCTGTTTGTCTACGCTTCTCGTTTTCCTGCTCGGTCTTGCGAATCAACTCCGCAGAACGGCGCATGGTTCCCGCACCCAAGATGTCAGCGATGCTGAGTTTCTTGGATGCTTCGAGATTAGCCTTCGCCTTATCAAGCAGCGCCAGCAGATCATCTTCATACTTGTTCTTGCTAGAGACAGCCGGAACGTCAGTCAATCCAGCATCAATCTCTTCCTCGGCGGAAAGTTCTTCCTCGGAAACTTCAGGCTCAAGAGCAGGCATATCCTCCTCTTCGTCCTCTTCGAACTCAACGAGTTGACCCTTGTCTGGAGAAATCTCCTCTTCCTCCATCTCGTCTTCAAGCTCAATGGGTTCGCCCCACCCAGGCTGCGAACTTGCAGCAGGTCTTGCTGATTGAACAGGCTTGGCTTTACCACCCAAGATGTAGTCCGAGTACATGCGAACCATGTCCTTCTTCAAGACATCTCGCGGATCTTCAAGACCCAGCCCCGGAATAATGTTAGCTCTCTTAACCGCCATGGGTTAGCCTCTGCCAAAAAATTTCTTCAAAAGATTTAAGAGGTCAGATCCAGACTTACCCTTAAGAATTTCATCAAGGACTTTATATGCATTTGCATATTTTGAAATATCAGTTTGCAGCAGATCTTCATCCGGAAGTTCTTGCTTGGTGGTGATTTCCGTCTTCGGAATCTGAACTCCGCTAAGAATGCTTGCCAAGAACTTAACGCGTTCTTCTGGATAACCTTCTTGACGCAAGAAGTCCTCATACGCCAAGTTAAGATTGGCTTGGCGCATGGCACGTTCTTTCTCGCCAACACCGGTAACTGCTTCAGCACCCTTAAGTCCAAGTTCTTGCTCAGCCTCACCAACACCCAAATATTTTGTTGAAAGATCGCGCAGAGCAGCAGCATCCTCAAGCGACAGCTTGCCCTTGGACTCTGCAATACGAGCAAGCTGTTCTGCATCTTGCTGTGTAAGCGTGCCCGTGGTCTTGCCAATATCAATCAACCGAGCGGCATCGTCGCTCGTCAACTGACCAGCCTTGGCTCCGATATCGGCAACGCGAACACCGCTCTCAAGCAAGCGGTTAAGATCATCAGAGCTCAGCTTGCCGCTAAGACCAGCAGCCTCCAGCAATCGCGAGGCATCTCTGCCGAAGATTTCCGCAGCCTGACCGTAGCCAGCTTGGAGCGCCTTAGCTTGTTCGCCCAAAACTGATTGCTGAACGTCGCGTAAAGCACGCGAACTAAACTCACCCATACGGCTACTACCGGGGCCGACACTGAACTGACCGGCTCCGATGAACTCTTGTCCAATTTCAGGCAGGTACTTTTCCTTGAGCTGACGAACACCAATGTCGCCAATCTGCTCCACAACTCCCTGAATGTAGGGACTCATGTATTGCTGAACCATACCGGGGAAGGTAGCGCCAGCGCCTTCCAAGTAAGGCTGAGCTGCGGCTAGAGAAGATCCAGCACCGGCCTTTTGAATAGCTTCTACGCCAGAGGCGAAGTACGGACTTGCAGCGCCCATACCCGACATAGCCTCGGCTTTGCCAAGATATGGCTTAGCGGCACCAGCCCCAGAAAGTGCCGATGCCTTGGCAAAATCTCCTGCCGCAGCGCCCATGCCGGTAATTTTCCCGGCTTCTCCAAGGGTCTCACCGGCCTTACTTAGGAAGGGCTGATAAGCACCCGCAGCCTTTTTGGTTGCTTCAAATCCAGCCTTTTCATCTGGAGTAAATCCAGCGATTCGAGGACCGGTATACGCAGCATAGGGGCGATCAGCCAGTGCTTGCGCACGAGCTAACATGTCAGTGGTGTACTGGGTATACCACTCTGGAAGTTGAACCGTGGAAGTTCCAGTCAGGGTAACTGGAGTGGGTGGTTTCCCCTCAAAAAGAAAATCTGTCACGCTCATTAGGCTAACCCTCCGCCCATGTACTTATCGGGCGACTTTGCGTCCGGACTAATCTGGCCACGCGATAGGGCACGACCCTTGTGCTTTCGGATATTAGCACGGAACTGATCCATGCGCCGAGCACCCTCCTTGGTCGATCCGTCCCCCAGCAAAGCCAGCGTTTCTGCATCAATCACGTATTCCCCATCGCTCAACAGAGCCGGAATCTTATCTTCCCGACCGGAACCGGGACCTGCCACATAACGACTCGTATTGGAGCCTCCCTTGGCATAGCCAGTCAGCCCGCCCGCAGCCATTGGCTTATCTTCACCAGGCGGATTGGCAGGCGGCCCTTCTGGCTGGGACAGCGGCGGCTGCGTCGGCTTCTCCAACTGCATGGTGTCCTCGAAGAACTTGGCTTCAGGACGAGTGCCATAGGTGTAGTAGTCAATGTCTGGATTTAACTGCTGACGGGTATAGGTGTACTTCGGCAATGCACCGCCCAGTCCCCCAGTCGGAGCAGTTGGGGTAGTAGTGCCACCACCTTTTCCACCAGCACCGGCCGCGCCAAGAGCGCCAAGTAACTTGAGCAACTCTTGAAGTTTTGCCCAGTCACTCAGGTAGCCCTTAACCTTATCTAAAGGCGACTCTTCCGGCGGCATATTAATGTCCGTCGGCTTGTCCGGAATATCAACTGGCGTATCCGTTGGGATATTCGGCGGGGGAATGATTGGCGTGGTTACGGGAGGCTTAGTTCCTGTAACCGTGACTTCCGGCAAATCTTCTTCCTCTGGAGGCTCAGATAAAGGCGGCTCAAACACGGGCGGTTTTTCCGGAAGGTCAACCGGTGTTTCCGTCGGAATATCAGGCGTCGTAATAATTGGCGGAATACCCGGCGGTTTGGTTCCCGTAACCGTAACTACCGGAGGCTCTTCTTCCGGTGGGGTTTCTTCAACAGGAGGCTCTGCCAGAGGCGGCTCAAACACGGGCGGCGATTCCGGCAGCGTAACTGGAGTTTCCGTCGGAATATCAGGCGTCGTAATAATTGGCGGAATACCCGGCGGTTTGGTTCCCGTAACCGTAACTACCGGAGGCTCTTCTTCCGGTGGGGTTTCTTCAACAGGAGGCTCTGCCAGAGGCG